AAGGAAATGGAAAGCTACGACGTGGGCTTCGAGGAGGTAGTCTGGGACGAAGAGGAGTTTGAAGACTAATGGACGTACAAGTACCTGCACAGGGCTGGGAACCCAGACCCTACCAACTCCCCCTACTCAAATACATGTCCCAGCAAAAGCGGGGACTACGTGCCGTCGTAGCATGGCATCGTCGTGCGGGTAAGGATCTGACCTGTGTCAACGTTCTGGCGATCAAAGCTCTCCAGCGCGTGGGCACATACTGGTACGTTTTACCGTACGCTAACCAAGCCAGACGTATTATCTGGAACGGTATGACGGGCGAGGGCAAGAAGTTCATCGACTACTTCCCCAGAGAACTTGTCGAGAAGAAATCCGAACAGGAGATGCGCGTCCACCTTAAGAACGGCAGCGTCATTCAGCTTATGGGTTCCGACGACCCAGATAAGATGGTGGGTGCGAACCCAGTCGGCTGTGTGTTCTCCGAGTACAGTATCTCCGACCCATCTGCGTGGCAGCTTATCAACCCCATCCTAGCAGAGAATGGCGGGTGGGCACTGTTCAACGGTACGCCTCGCGGTGAGAATCATTTTTACAAGATGCTGCTCAAGGCTCAGTCCAATGGTGACTGGTATAGCAGCCACCTGTCAGTCAAGGACACCAAAGCGATCAGTCCCGACGAGGTACGCAAGGCGCGAAGCGAACTCAACAATGAGGCGCGATTCCAGTCCGAGTACATGTGTTCCTTCAAGACTCCAGTCGAAGGGGCGTACTATGGAGCGCAGATAAACCAAGCCTACAAGGACAAGAGAATAGTGGACACATTAGCAGTAGATCCACTCCTACCAGTGCACACGGCGTGGGATCTAGGCATGGATGACGCAACGACCATATGGTTCGTGCAGCTATTCCGCAACGAGGTACGCGTCGTAAATTATTACGAGAACAGTGGTGAGGGACTACCACACTACGCCAGAGAGCTACATCGCTGGGCAGCACAGAAAAATGTCATGTATGGGAAGCACTACGCTCCGCACGACATCAAGGTGCGTGAACTCGGCACAGGTAAGAGTCGTCTGGAAACAGCGCGATCTCTGGGACTGAAGTTCACCCCAGTCAAGAAGCTGTCCATCATCGACGGCATCGAGGCCGTGCGTAACCTGCTGCCCAAGTGCTGGTTCTCCAAAGAGGATTGCTACCCAGGAATTGAGGCACTTAAGGGCTACCACAAGGAGTTCGACAGTTCACGTGGCGTTTTCAGGAAGACACCAGTCCACGATGCCAACTCTCACGGAGCCGACGGTTTCCGTACCCTAGCAGTGGGTATGAAGCAACCGTCACTGGACAAGAAGAAGAAATCGCATGAGTACACAACAGCAGCCATCAGTTGGTAAGGACTATCGTCTTTCCCTGCTGGATGAGGCTGTAGTACTATACCACACCCAGAAGCAGGACTTCATCGCCTTACAGGACTACTACCTCAACTGCCCAGATGGAGCGCAGAGGTACTACTTTAGCGGCCCAGACCACATTCTGATGGGAGAGGTTCTATCCGACGAAGAGGGCGAATATTGGCACGTAGCCTACGCTGCAAGCAGGAATCCGAGCAAAACTATTGATTTGTTTCTAAAACTTGCACCATTTTCGCTTGACAGAGTCCTGTTTTGTCGATACCACAACATGAATAAACCCAACTCAGAAAAATTCTATTCTTGGGAATCTTTAAAACGCATATCAAAATATGGGCAGCAAACCAAAACCACCACCTCCACCTCCACCTCCTCCTGCGCCCCCACCTCCTCCTGCGCCAGTAGCGCGTAGACCTCTACGGCAAGCACAGAAACCAACTCGTGCTATCACTACTGGTATGCTCACGGGACTGGGTGCTACTCGTCCACGGACTAAAGCAACTAAGACAAGTACAACCCAAGGTCGTCAGACTTTAGGTGGTGGTTCTGGTTTGTATGGTTAGACTAAAACATAGGTATGAAGAACTTAAGTTGTTGAGGTCTAACCTCGACAACATGTTTATTGACGCGCAACGTTATGTGCGTCCGAACTCCAACAGGTTCGACCATACACATACCACAACTCAAGACGACGGCTCGCGTGAGATCTACGACGATACAGCGGTCTGGTGTAACCAGATGTTCGCTAACGGTCTTAGCTCTAACCTAATGCCAAAATCTGATCGCTGGTTTTACCTTAGAATACAGGATCGGGCACAGAATGAGCTAACAGACGAAGAACGTCTATATCTTCAAAAAGTAGCAGATCGCATCCTCCATGAGTTCGCTCTCCCCCAGTCTCAGTTTTATAGCTCAAGTCACGAGTGCTTCCTTGATCTTGGCTCTTATGGTACTTCTCCTGTTCAGATCTCCGAGGTCAACGGTATCGTTAATTTCCGCTCTCGGCCTCTTGCTGATGTATTTTTTGATACTAACCACCACGGCACAGTAGACACAGTCTTTTACAGATGCTTCAAGACTTCTCGCCAACTTATGCAGATGTTCCCCCAAGTGGAGAACATGGACGGCTTCGACAAGAACCGAACCATCCACGGCAAGTACGAGCTAGTCTACACCATCGAACCTAACAACGACCCCGCAGCTAAGAAGGGTAGTCGTGTAGGTAAGGGTCGTCCATACACTGTAACGTACTGGTGTCCAGAACTCAAAGAGCCACTACAAGTCAGTGGCGCAAGTTACTTCACTTTCCTCGTACCGCGCTGGTCTAAGCTAGCAGACGAAGTCTACGGACGAGGCCCAGCTTTCTCTTGCTTGTCGCAGATCCGTGCGCTCAACAAGATGGTTAAGGAAGCACTCACATCTGCTGAGTACCTTAACTTCCCAACACTTACTGCCGAAGAGGATAGCATTATGCTACCGATGAAGTACGGCTCACGTCAGATCATGTTCCATGAAGCTGGTAGTGAGAAGCCGTCCCCCATCTTGGCAGGTAATCAGCCACAGTATGTGATGGAGATGATCCGCATGTACCGTGAGTCTGTAAACAGATCTTTCTTTGTAGACCAAATCATCCGACAGGAGAAGAAGGAACGCCAGAGCGTTCTGGAGATCCAAGATGTTCGCGGTCAGATGCTGAACCAACTCTCTCCGTTGCTTAACCGCTTGGAGACAGAGTATCTTGGGCCAGCTATTGAAGCTACCTTTGAACTACTTAGTAGGGCTGGTAAGCTACCTCCGATACCAGAATCACTTAAAGCACAATCGTTGGAGGTGGCTTATTCCAGTCCTGCGTCCCAATCCCAGTACGCTACTCGCTTGACTGACATCAGCGCGTTCATGCGTGACATTGCACCGCTAGCTCAGGTTGATCCCAACATCATCCAAGCTATCAAGCCACAGAAACTTCTTGAAGGTTACGCTAGGTATCGGAACATCAACCCAGAGATCGTTGTCTCTGAGCAGGAGATGTCCGAGATGCAAGCACAGCAGGCTGAGCAACAAGCTCAGATGCAACAAGTGCAAGCAGCACCGCAAATCACTGGAGCAATCAAGGACGTAGCACAAGCTAAGCAAGCCGATCCAGAAGGGGTAGGTCAGCTACTAAACATCTAATATGCGAATAATTCAGCGACTTGAGCGGTTGCGCGAGAAAGCGCAACTACGAGAAGATCTTATTAACATCTTGGAGACACCTCATGGAGAGCGTTTCTTTAAGGTGCTGTTACGTGAGTGTCACGTAACTAAGCCTGTGTTCCACACAGACGAGGCGAAGCTACGAGAATGCGAAGGTAGACGTAGGCTTGCTATGAGTTTCCTTACACTTCTGGGGCAAGACAGCCCACAAGAAATCATAAATAGAATAGAACTAGAGGAAAAGAACAATGAGCGAACCTAACGAACCCACACCAACTGAACCAACAGGCGGTCTAGGTGGAGGTGTTGTCACACCCACTGAACCGACTGAACCCACAAACACTCCCAACTACACGGATGAAACCATGTACAAGGGTTTTTATGAGTCCCTACCAGATGAGTTAAAAGCTAACAGCACGTTGCAGAACACAAAGTCTCTGCACTCCCTTGCTGACCAGCTTGTGAATGCTCAGAAAGCTATGGGAACCAAACGTCTATCTGCTCCGCAAGAAGATTGGGGAGACGACGAATGGAATAATTTTTACTCCCAACTCCGTCCAGAGAATGACGAGTACGCCATCCCAGAAGAGTTTTCCTTTGAGGGTGCTGACAACCTGCCAGAGATCAGCGACGAGGACAACCAAGAACTGGTAGACTTCGCTGCTGAGATGGGCTTGAACCAACAGCAGTTTGACAAGCTGTACGAACGCTATCTGCAAATGGCTGTTCAAGGCAAGAGTATGCAGGACTCATCCTTAAAGGATGTCATCACTCAAAACCGACAGGCTATTGTAGGTGAATGGGGCGACAAGTATGACACTAACCTAGCCCAAGCCAACCAAGCATATGAGGCTATGACTGCCGAGATCCCAGAGCTTCGTGAGCTCGTGGAAAGCGACCCAGTAGTCGCAAACCACCCCGCAGTACTTAAGTTGTTCCACCGCTTGGCAGAAGTCTCTGGAGATGCACTCCCTGTAGCTGGTAATAACCCTGCAAGTGGCTTTGCTTCCGAAGGTGTACACAACATTAAGTCTGCTATTCAAGAGCTAGATGAGCGTCATGGAAACATTATCATGAGCGATCCAGCCAGCCTAAGCATGGCAGAACGCACAAAACGTCAGGAAATCCTCGATAAACGTGCTAAATTGTACACACAACTGTACCCAAGCACATAAACTGGCTTGACAAACTAATCTTAAAGGGCTATCTCGTATTATTGAGGTAGCCCTTTTTTGGG